TGGACCGAGTTGGTATGGCGTTATTGCTGATACTAACCCTCCAGATACAGATCATTGGTGGTCAATCCTAGCGGGTGAATCGGTTATGCCAGATTATATTACCAAGCAAGAAGCTAAGATGTTAGTCAAACCAGACAATTGGATATTCTATAATCAGCCACCAGCAATGCTAGAGATTAAAGATAAAGAGGGACATTTAGATAGATATGAAGATAACAAAGATAGAGAGAATGGAAAAAATTTAACTCATGCTTACTACTCAAATATTATTCGAGGTAAGACTAAATCATGGATAGATGTCTATGTATTAAACAAACTAGGACAGATTGAAGATGGAAAACCTGTGTATGAAATGTTTAGACGTGATGTACACGTTGCTAAATCTGATGTAGCCATTATGAAAGATACTTCCATATACGTAGGAATTGACTTTGGATTAACCCCAGCGTGTGTATTTGGTCAAAGAGTTAGAGGTAGATGGCTTATCATAGATGAATTAGTAGCAGAAGATATGGGTATATTACGTTTCTCAGACCTTATGAAACAAAAAATGGCAGAGTATTTACCCAGAAACTTTGTAATATTTGGTGATCCAGCTGGCGATCATAGAGCGCAGACAGATGAATCAACACCATTTCAGATACTTAGAGGGCGTGGAATTACCGCAAGACCAGCACCAAGCAACGATGTTATGTTGAGATTAGAGAGCGTCAATGTTACATTATCTCGTATGATAGACGGAGATTCAGGAATGTTGATAGACCCAAAATGTATTAATATTATTAAAGGGTTTGATGGCGGATATCATTATAGACGTATGCAAGTATCTGGCGAAAGGTATGATGAAAAACCTAATAAGAACAGATTCTCACACATACATGATGCACTTCAATACATGTTATTGGGTGCTGGAGAGGGAAGAACATTGACTATTGGTGGCAAAACTAGTAAACCTATAGTAGCAAAGAAAGATTTTAACGTCTTTGATTTAAAACCAAAGACAATATATGACAGGAGAAGATAAAATGTGTTTACCAAGCGGCGGTTCATCCGCTCCACCACCACAAATACAAGAGCCACAAGTAGAATCTGAAAGCTCAAAAGATGCTCGTAAACGTGCTAGACAAGAAGCTTTAGCTGAAAAAGCTAGACTAAAAGATGAAGCATACGAAGAAAGAGTTGCAGCTACATCAGGTGCTAGAGGTAGAAGATCATTATTAACTGGTCCAAGACAAGGCGGATCAGGCTTTGCTTTGAGTAAAGGTTTGATGAGCAGTGATACTTTAGGCGGATAATGTGTGTAGTCCTCGACCAAGAGATCAAAAATTAGTAGCTAACTGGAAAAAAAATAATCCAGATACACCTTTTCCTATTCGATTAACTAATCAAAAAAAGGAAAACAATGTTGCACCTAGAGTTAAATCTAGTACAGTTACCGATAAAGGCGAAACTAAAAACAATAATACTATTGCCAATATAAATTACAAAAAGAAAATGCAATCAAAAAATACAACAAACAAACAAACAATGATGAGTAAAAGTTTAATGAGCAAGCAAACTTTAGGAGCCTAGTATGGTAGTAGAAACGAATACTGTAGAGAATGTAAGCCCAATATCTTCGCCTATAAAACAATTATTAGCAAGATATGAACATGCTAAAACTATCAAACAGCAATGGTCTGACACATATGAAGAGTGTTACGAGTATGCTCTACCACAAAGAGAAAGCTTTTATCAAGAAACTCAAGGCAGAAGACGTACGGATCGCATCTTTGATGAGACTGCTGTAGTTGGAGTACAGGAGTTTGCTTCCAGACTACAGTCAGGTATCGTTCCAAACTATGCTAGATGGGCTGATTTTGTAGCTGGGACTGAAATTCCTAAAGAAAATCAAAAAGAAGTCAATCTAATGTTAGATGATGTAACCAATTATATATTTGAAATATTACAAAACTCTAACTTCTCACAAGAAATACATGAATCATTTTTAGATATAGCATTAGGTACAGGTATCTTACTTGTTGAAGAGGGAGATGCTGTACATCCTATAAAATTTAAAGCAATACCATTACCTCAAGCAGCTATGACATCTGGACACGATGATAAAGTAGATCATATTTTTAGAAGACGTATGATTAAAAACAAAGAATTACCTGTAGCTTATCCAAAAGGTGTGTTTGACGAAAGAATGATGATGGATATGCAAAAAAATCCAGACAAAGAATGTGAAATAATAGAGGTTGTATACCGAAATTACTACAACACCAAGGAAGAAGAGCATCATTTTTGTGTAATTTCTAAGATGTATGAGCATAAAATCTATGAAGAAACCTACAAAGGACAGGGTTCTAATCCATATTTAGTCTACAGATGGAGTAAATGTGGCGGTGAAACCTATGGAAGAGGTCCATTAATGTTAGCAATGCCGGCAGTTAAGACAGCAAACTTAGTAGTAGAGTTAATATTAGAAAATGCACAGATGTCTATATCAGGTATGTATCAGGTAGAAGACGATGGCGTTATTAACGTAGACAATATATCTTTAATTCCGGGAACTATTATTCCTAAAGCAGCTGGATCGCAAGGATTAACTCCTGTGCCGTCTGCTGGCAACTTTAACATCTCAGATTTAGTATTGAGAGACATGAGAACGAATATTAAAAAAGCCTTATATAACGATATGTTAGGCAATCCAAACGAAAAAACACCTATGTCTGCTACTGAAGTAGCTGAAAGACAAGCTGATTTATCTCGTCAAATAGGTGCTGCTTTTGGTAGATTACAAGCAGAATTAGTAGTTCCAGTGCTACAAAGGATAGTATTTATCCTTAAAAAACAAGGAAGAATTAAACTTCCTAAGATAAATGGTAGAGAAATTAAGATTCAATCTACTTCTCCGCTAGCACAAGCACAACAACAAGGCGATGTAGCTACTGTTGACAGATTTTTAGGTATGATACAAGGCAGAGTTGGTCCAGAATTGACTAATATTTTAGTTAATCAGATTGAAGTTGCCAAATATATAGCTAAAAAACTAGGCGTTCCAGAACATCTGGTACGTTCAGAAGAAGAAATGCAAGCTGCTGCACAACAAATGCAACAGATGATGCAAGCACAACAACAACAACCAACCGAAGAGGAGACACCTCCTCAATAGGAGACATTATGACAGAGAAAAAGCCCGATATGCTTATTGGTTTAGACGGAATAAAAAGGAAACCAAAAGATGAGGAGAACTTAAATGCTTTGTTTTACGCCCTGTTCAGTACATCTGGCGGATCTCACGTTCTTAAACATCTTAAAGCTTTAACACTAGAAGCTGTTGCCGGTCCAGAAGTAACCGATCAACATCTTAGACATTTAGAGGGACAAAGATATTTAGTGGGATTAATACAAAGAAGAATTAACAAAGGCGCAAGCCAAAACATAGTAAAGGAGAGTAAAGATGAGTGAAGAACAAGCACAAAGTACAGAACAACAAGCAGAGCCTATGCAACAAGATGTAGGAAATAATGACGTTTCACGTGGAACAGAAATAGATTCAGGAATTGAAGCACCTATTCCTCAAAGACCAGAAATAATTCCAGAAAAATTTTGGAATTCTGAAACTGGAGAAACAAACATTGAGGACATGGCTAAGTCATATGCTCATCTAGAAAAATTTGCTAGTGGAAAACAAGAAGAAGTTAGAGAAGCAGTGATTGCAGAGTTGCAAGCTGAAGCATCTGAGGGACTCCCAGAAGATCCAAAAGGTTATGAACTTCCTCCATTAGTTGAGGGATTGAGCGAAGAAATAGTAGAAGCTAACCCTTTAACAGGTTGGTGGAGAGAAAAATGTCATGAAATTGGACTAGATAATGAGCAATTTCAATCTGGTATTAATAAATATATAGACATGATGAGTGCTGGCGCACCTAACTTAGACGCTGAAATAGAAAATTTGGGTGAAAATGGCAAAGAAAGAATAGAAGCAGTCAATGCTTGGGCATCTTCTGTGTTTCCTCCAGAAGAATTTGAGACTATAGCTAGTACTTTAGGGACATCTGCTCAAGGTATTGCGGCTCTTGAGAGAATTATGGATATGAATCAATCTAATATGACTAGAGCAGACGCTGTTGCTCAACCAACAAGAGAGTTAACAGTAGCTGATGTTAAAGAAATGATGAATGATAAACGTTATTTTGATAATAGATTTAGAGAAAAATCATATGTAGATCAAGTAGACGCTGCATGGAGAAGATTGCAAACTGCTGGCAAAGTTTAATGCTAGTAGTAGAAAAAGGAACACCGGCTCATTCATTTGAGCTGGCGTTCAATCTTAGGCAAGAAGATAAATATGAAGTAGCAATAATAGGACACGATCCATTAACTGCTTTAATAACTCCTTTTAGATATACCAGAGAAAACGTTAACACTTATACTATTTTAGATTTACAAGGTAATGTTAAGTCTATGTTTGGTGTTGTTTCACAAAGAAATAACCCTAAACATGGCAGTGTATGGTTTCTTTCTAGTGAATTAACTAAGCAAGAATGGAAATATTTCTTAAAAAGAAACAAAACATGGACAGAATACTTCTTATCAGACTATGAGTTTGTAGCAAACATAGTGCCTAAATGGAATAAAAAGACTATTAGATGGTTAAAATGGCAAGGTTTTTCCTTTAAAGATAAAGAATTAATTGTAAATGGTATAGAAATGTTATATTTTTATAGACAGATACGTAGTGTATCTAATGAGATACAGCCCGTTTTAGGGGATATCGGTCCGAAATGGACAACCGATCTAAGCTAGAAGTGGACAACTGTTAGTTTAACAATTAACAAATTGGAGGCTTAATATGGCTACGCAAATTACTAATGCGTTTATTAAGCAGTTTGA